CCCAGGTTCTATGGCAGAAGAAGTACGAGATGATATCCCAGCACAACTCTCTGAGGGTGAGTATGTCGTACCTGCTGATGTTGTTCGTTTCTTTGGTGTAAAATACTTTGAAGATCTACGCACAGAAGCTAAAATGGGCTTGTCAAACATGGAAGCTAATGGTAGAATAGGTGGTGAACCTGTTCCTTCTGGTGGTCCTATGGCTGGTCCTACTGAAAGTGCTCTAACTCCAGAAGAGATGGCTACACTAGCAGAGATGGGTATGAACGTAGGTGGCTTTGTACCACAGCAACCACCCCCAGAAGCTATTGGTAATCCTGTCCAGACTATGGAAAGCAGAAAAGATATTAAAGGTTATGCACCAGGTGGTGATGTAACAAGTTTTAATCCATCAAATTACGGACTTGGTTTTAGTGTCTTTGGACAACCATCTGGTACCGAAGATGCAACAGTTCCTTCAACTGTACCATTGTATTCCCCAGACGGTGTGATGAGGTCTCTCACCCTACCTGCTGAACAAGCAGAGTACGACCGTCTTATTGCAGAGGGTTGGTCTACAGAGATGACTGCAGAAACCTCTGTAGGTAAATCTGATGAAAGAGATAACAGTCCACCTAAGACAGATGACCCCGTATTTAAACCTAAGACTCTAGATGAATTACAGGCTGACCTTAAAAGGCTTAATGATCCTATAAGTGCTGATACAATTATGCTAAGTGTCTTAGGTGGCCTAGGGCTTAATAAAATTACAAGTCTTTTTGGTAAAGGTGATTTAATAGAAATTGCAAGAGAGTCTTTAGAAAACCAAATTAAGACATTAAAAACTGAACAAGGCAGTGATACTAGCGTAGATAAACCTAAAGTAATTGAACCTGCAGTTAAATCTACGATATCTAATGACCTGGCTATTAAACAGGCTAAAGATAAAAAAGATAAGTTCCAAACTGTCGCAAAAGCTGCATTAGACCCAACATCAACAGGACAACAGCAATCTGCGGGCATTGTAGCAGACTCAAAAGACCCAATAGATACTCAGAAAAATCTAGACGATGTAAACGCAGCCCTTGAAAACATAGCAGCAGGTGGCTCCGGTGGGTTTAAGACAGGCGGCTTTGTTTCTAAGCGTACTAAGAAAAAGAAAAAATAATACCTAACAACAATAATAATAAGGCTACCCAGCAATAATGCTGGCCCCAACATAAGGAAGACAATATGTCTGAAATGACTCAAGTAGAACCTCAGAAAACAGCTGGCTTTGTAGACCGTGGGTTTAACCACTCTAAACGTAAAGCTCAGCTTGAGAATGAAGAAAAAGAAATTGCTCGTCTTGAAGCTATTCAACGAGGTGAAGAAGAACCCGATGAAGAGCAAGCAGTAGAACCTGAGGGTCAACAAGAAGAAGTTAAGGCTAAGGAGGAACCTGAAGAGGATGACTCCAAGTTAGAACCAGAAGAGCGTACCTTTAAGAAACGATACGGTGACCTACGGCGTCACATGGAGAGTAAAGAAAAAGAGTGGGATGATAAGTTTGAATCCCTAAAGACTAATGCAGAACGTAAAGGTATAGTTCCACCCAAGTCAGATGAAGACATTGAGAACTGGGCGAGAGAGTACCCCGATGTAGCTGGCATAGTAGAGACTATCGCTGCTAAGAAAGCAAAGGAACTCTTTGATAAAGCAGATGCTAGACTACAAAAGATTGACGAAGCAGAGGCAGATGCCTACCGACTCAAGTCAGAGAATGCTATTAGAGAAGCTCACCCTGACTTTGATGACCTTCGTAACGGAGACCCATTCCATGACTGGGCAGAGGAACAACCTAAGTGGGTTAAGGATGCTCTCTATGAGAATATGGATGATCCAGCCTCAGTTGTTCGAGTCATTGACTTATATAAATCAGATAAAGGTCTTACTAAAGACCGTAAGAAAGCTACGAATAAGGCAGCAGCCACTTCGATAGCTAGAGGTTCCAGAACTAAAGTAGACGCCGAAGGATCTTCCCAACAGATTAAAGAGTCTGATGTGGCAAGAATGTCTTCTGCTGAGTTCGAGAAACGTGAAGAAGATATTACAGAGGCCATGCGTTATGGAAGATTCCTCTATGATATTACTGGTTCTGCACGATAAACTGTTGACATCAGTTATGTCTTCAGTATAACTAGAGGTCAAGTGTGGGCCTTCACTATAGAACTACCCCACCTTTATCCTTTCCTTCACATTAAAAAGCTAAAACATCAGAAGACTTACCTGTCAAAGTATAGGCCCAGTCTTACTTGGTTGGCCAAACCATGTACGTCTGCACCCTAGAAATATTTCAGCCTCTTCGTCTTGTTCAGCTTCTTTGAGTTAAGGTGTATACCTTACACTCGTATACATCTTTGAATCATAAGCCAAACATTCTAGGAGAATTACAATGGCATTCGCAACAACAGGTGGACACGGGAACTTGCCCAATGGCAATTTCAGCTCCATAATTTATTCCAAAAAAGTACAACTCGCATTCCGCAAATCTACAGTATCTGGTGATATTACTAACTCCGATTATTTCGGAGAGATCGCAAATCAGGGCGATACAGTAAAAATTATTAAAGAACCTGAGGTAAGCGTTTCAGCCTACACACGTGGTGCTCAGATCACTGCACAGGACTTGGATGATGCCGATTTCTCGTTGACCGTAGATAAAGCTAACTACTTTGCTTTTAAAATGGACGATATCGAGGAAGCGCACAGCCACGTCAATTTCATGGACCTTGCTACCAACCGTGCAGCTTACCGCTTGGCTGATCAGTACGACCAAGAAGTCTTGGGCTACTTGGCAGGTTACAAGCAGACTGCTTTGAACGCTTCTGCTGATGCAGTAAACGATCAGACTAACGGAACTCTCGCAGTTTCCACAGCTGGTACAGATGAACTTCTAACTAACATGAAGTTGATCAAAGGTAGCTTTGGAAATATTACTACCAGTTCTGCTGGCGATCATTCCATTCCTTTGGCTGCACGTCTGCCAGGTGCAACAGCACTTTCCACGTCAGTAGTTTCACCAGCAATGGTTGTAGCACGTATGGGTCGCCTTCTTGATCAACAGCAAGTTGATACACAAGGTCGTTGGCTTGTAGTAGATCCTGTATTCATGGAAATCCTGCGTGACGAAGACTCTCGTCTTTTCAACTCAGACTTCGGTGAATCTGGTGGCCTTCGTAATGGTCTTGTCTTGAATAACTTCCACGGCTTCCGTGTATATACTTCAAGCAACTTGCCTTCAGTGGGTACTGGTTCAGGTACAACTGGTACAGCAAACCAAGATACTAACTACGGTGCTATCGTAGCTGGTCATGATTCTGCTGTAGCAACTGCCGAGCAGATCAACAAAACTGAGAGCTACCGTGACCCTGACAGCTTCGCTGACATTGTTCGTGGTATGCATCTATACGGTCGCAAAATCCTTCGTCCTGAAGGTATTGTAACCGCTAAATATAACGCAGCATAAGGGAGGATAAACTTATGGCTACTTTAACTACATTTTTAGCACCCACTCGTGGAGCAGGTAATCCTTCACGTAAACCCTACATGATCGAAAATACAATTGACCTTACTTCAAGTGCAATTGATTGTTCATCTGGTGACATTGTTCAAGCACTTACTGTGCCTGGTTCACACGTCATTCTATGGACTGGTGTGCAAGTTATGGAAAGTGCAACTCAAAATACTGGTACAGATGCTACCATTCTTTTGGGTACAGCGGTTGACCCTAACGAGTACATCACTGCATTTGATATTGATGGTGCTGCAGATCTTGCATATGCACCAACAGTAGCTCAAGCAGGTGTCCTTGTCAATGCTTCTGCAGATACATTGGACCTAACCTTTGCTGGTTCTGGTGCAAGTTTCACTGCTGGTAAACTTCGTGTGTTTGCCATGTTGATGGATGTCTCTGAAGTTGGTGTTCACACTGCTGCAACAGCAGCCCGTGACAACACTTAAATAACTAAATATTGGGGCTGGCTTAGGCTGGCCCCATTATTGTATCTTAAGGAAGTTTAGAATGTCCACATATGTAGAGCTTACAAATGAACTACTAAGACGGTTAAACGAAGTTACACTAGAAGTATCTGGTGATGGGTTTGATACGGTTCGTAATGTACAGGCTCTCTCTAAGGATTCTATTAATAATAGTATCCGTGCTATTCTGCAAGATGGTCAGGAGTGGCCTTTCTTAAAACAAACTCAGGTACAAACACTTACAATAGGTACTAGTCAGTACGCTTTTCCAGCAAATATGGCTTCAGTTGACTGGGATACCTTTTATCTTAAAAAATTAAATTCTGCAAATAATCAACCAAAAAGACTTTCACCCCTTTCCTATGAAGAATATGTATCTCGTTTTAGACAAAAAGATGACAATGTAGATTTGACTGTAGGAGACTCTGCAACAGAGTACGTATATCAAACCTACGAAGCTAAGTTCGGCGTGACACCTGTCCCAAACAAAGCCTATCAAGTAGAGTATATCTATTGGTCTTTTCCTGCAGATATGACTCTTTTTGATGATGTTACTGTAATACCCACAAGATTTAAACACGTTATTGTCGACGGTGCTATGATGTACATGATGCGTTTTAGAAGCAATGAGCAGAGTGCAGCTATTCACCAACAGAACTTTCAAGATGGTATTAAGTCTATGAGACGTATTCTACTAGATGATAAGCTTTCTTTACGATCTACTGTACTACAAAGGTCTTTTGGTAATGGCTGATAATCTAGCCTCATATAAAGTTTTTTGTGCAGGTGGTCTTAACACTAGTCGTGATGTTCTTTCCCAAGGGGAAACTGCACCTGGCTCTGCCATTACTTTAATTAACTATGAACCAGCTGTTACTGGCGGCTATCGTAAGATAAGTGGCTATAGTAATGATTATGGCACAGTTGGTGGAACTGGCAATGTCCTTGGTGTAGCTGTTATTGATGGCATACACGATGGAGTACTAGCAGCACGTAAGCCTAGCTCTGGAAGTAACTACCTACACAGGTGGAATCCTTCAGGTGATGGCAGTTGGGTTGCTATAAACTCCAGCCTAGTTGCCAATGATAGAAATGGTGTATGCCTCGCACAGACTACTGGCGGTTCAGCTAATCTAGTTATCAACGGTGCCTTACACTCAAGTAACACAATTAACTTTACCACTGCAGCATCACTACAACCTAGAAAAGTTACTATCTTTTCTGCTGGTGGAGATGTATCAGGTATAACTCTTACTGTTACAGGCACAGACTATTTAGGCAGTGCTCTTGTAGAAATAGTAACAGGCCCAGCTGCAGATGCTACGGTAACAAGCACAAACTTCTTTAATACTATTACTCAGATAGCAGCCAGTGGTGCTGTTACAGGTAATATTGAAGTGGGATCAGGCGCTGGTCAATACAGACCTGCTGCACCTACAATGACAAACGTAACTAAAGTAAGGTTCCTTAAGTATAATTGGTCAGGTGCAAAAACTGTTCTGACTGATGGAATAAATCCTGCTGCTACTTATGACGGTAGTAATTACATTCAGATCACAGATACTGCAGCACCAAACAGTCCTAAACATGCTGCTTCTTTTTCTAAGCACATGTTCTTAGCTGGTGACCCAACTGATAACTTTAACTTATACTTTAGTGCACCTCTTGCAGAGACAGATTTTTCACCAGCCAATGGTGCAGGAGTAATTAATGTAGGATTTCCTATTGTCGCAATAAAAGCTTTCCGTGATCAACTTTATATCTTTGGTTCAACTAATATTAAAAGGCTTGAAGGTCAGAACCTATCTAATTTTGTTTTAAAAGAAGTAACAGATGACCTAGGCTGTATGGCAACAGATAGCATAATTGAAATTGGTGGTGACTTACTGTTTCTTTCTCAAGATGGCCTACGTCCTATCTCAGGGACTAACAAAATTGGTGATGTAAATCTAGAGACAGTCTCTAAAGACATTCAATCCATCTTTACTGATATTGTTTTTAAGATAGACCTTGAGCAGTTAGATGCTGTGGTTGTACGACAGAAAACACAGTTCCGTTACTTTATTGGTTCAGCAGATGGACAAGGAGTTATTGGTGGCTTTAGGCAGTCGCCTAATGGACTGCAGTTTGAGTATGGTCAGATGCTTGGTATATCTACTACCTGTGCTGCAAGTGGTTACATAGGTCAATCTGAGTTTGTAATTCATGGGGATACTACTGGTAAAGTACATAAACAAGAGGAAGGTAATGACTTTGACGGTCAACCAATCTTTAGTATATTCCAGACACCTTTCTTTCACATGCAAGATCCAGAACAACGTAAGATTTTTTATACAGTTGCAACCTACATGCGTTCTGAAGGTGACAATGAAATTGTTATGTCTGCTCTGTATGATTACGAAGACACAGAAACCCTCAGTCCAACTAACTTTACACTAACAACTGCAGGGGCTGCAGCCTACTTTAATGAGGCATTATACGACAGTACAGCTATTTTTGATGGTAATCCAGCACCTGTTAGACGTACAAACATTTCGGGTTCAGGTAAATCCGCATCACTTAAATATGTAACAAATGATACAAACGCATCACACAGCATTCAAGGTCTTGTGATGACGTTTGGAGTAGGAGATAGGTTGTAACATGGCAGGATATACTAGACAGTCTGCAGCTGACATTACCGCTAATGCGGTTATTAAAGCTACACCAATAAACGCAGAATTAAATGCACTACTTGCTGCCTTTAACAAAGACACAGGTCACAAGCACGATGGGACTACTGCAGAAGGTGCTTTTGTACCTTTAATTGCTGACACAGATGGCTTAAACAAAATACTTGTTGATCAAACCAACAATCGTTTTGGTGTGTTTGTAGAGGTTAGCTCGACTGCCACAGAGCAGGTTCGCTTTCAAGATGGTGCTATTATTC